ATAAAAATCTCGGAATGTATCAAACTCAGAGTGGTCTAATTTCTTCTGACCAAGTTCAACTTCAGCAATATAATCTAGACGATATGATTCTTGTGTCTTGTATGTAAATTTTTTATACAAATCAAGATAATCAAGTTGAGACAATCCACCAACGTCAAATGTCGTATGATTACGTCCATTGGTAAATACCTGCTTTTCAGTAACGAGTCCCCAATTAGAGAATCTCTTCATCAATTTTTCACCAAGAACTCTATTCAACCTTTTACAGATATATGGAATATCATAAAGATTTGTGTTCCATCCAGTAATTACATCTGGAACATTATACATCCAATAATTAATAAAATGAGTTAATAGTTCTTCTTCGGATGGACAGTAATGATATGTTAAATCTCTACGATTGTGTTGATAAGGTTTAACTCCCCAGGTAATAATATCCTTTGTTGCATAGTCTTGAATTGTGATAGCAAGTATTTCTTCTGATGCACTTTCCACATCAGGGAATCCATATTCAGAAGAAACCTCAATATCCAAAATAGAGATTTTAATTTTATTAATATCAAATTTAATTTCATCCTCTGGATATTTTTCAGCAATATACTGGCAGATATATCTATCGTTTCCATAGATTTCAAATCCATCTACATCTTCATATTTGGAATAAAATTCTCTACACTCTTTAATTGAACCAGGTTGAATTGCTTCAACAAACTCTCCACTCAATGTTTTGTATTTTGTTTGTTTTTTTGATTTTACAAACAAAGTTGGACTAAAATTATCATCCCTGAATTCATACCTTTTACCATTTTTAACTCCACGAACTAAAATTTGATTTCCAATCAACTGAACATTGGTGTAAAAGTTTTGAGTCATTCTTTAATTAAGTCTTCGTATTTTTCAAGTAATGTAGGTGTTGGATCTGCAAGAGTAAGGATTTTATCCGAACTCATCATAAAAACATCTTGTTTTGTAACTCCCATTAAAAATGGCTCTAAAGTTCTAGAAAGCACTTCCAATTGAGGTTCTTTCAGAATAAATGGTTTAATTAATTTACAATCAGGCTCTCCAATATCTGAAGTAACTTCTTCAATTTGACTGATTAAAATCTGATTAGTTAGCAATAGAATAATTTTAGTCACTTTCTTTTCCATTTTTCACTTCCCTTGTTGATAAACTTTTCTCATACATTTCTTTTAAAGCTGAAATTGGTTCTACAATTGTAATCACCCAATCCAATGGAACAGGTATTTTTTTATCTGAAGTAAGAGGAACCCAGGAGGTTAATTGAAGTTTGGATGGAGTCTTTGTTTGTCCACTTTCCTCCGTATCAAATGCAAATACTTTTGCAACACAAGGATTTTCAAAGAAGTATCCAACAATTTTTTCTTCAATTACCATCTCTTGAATATCTGCTATTACATCTTCTCCAGATTTTAAGAGGGCTAGTTTTACAGTCATAAATTATATCAATTCCTATTTGTATTATAGCAATAAAAAAATGAGGAGTCAACCTAGTTTTGCCAGGTGCTCCTCTGCGCCAACGATAGCAATTCTATTTATTCTCCTCCATCTCCACCACTACCATCACCAGAATCTCCAGCACTTGAACGACTTCTTACTGGAACTGCTTTTCCCTTTGGAATTTTCTTTTGTTTTCCTTGAGAATAAACATCGTGAGGAAGAGAACCTTTATATGCAATTAATTTGAACTCGTTAAACGACTTCATAAGTTTTTTTCTTTTGATGTTCTGGAATAACTCTATTTAGTTTAATAGTAAGCAATCCATCTGCAAATGAAACATCACCAACTACAACATCATCTGAAAGAGTCCAAGTTCTTGTGAATGCTCTACGTGCAATACCTTTATGCATATATTCATATTCTGTCGGTGCTTTTTTACACTCAACAAAAAGTTTATTGCATTCAGAAGAAACTTCAATATCTTCTTTTTTATATCCAGCAAGAGCAATTTCTAAGGTAAACTCTGTGGAACTTTCTTTAATTAGATTATAGGGTGGATAATTGGTAGAAGATTCGTGGAGAGTTCCAAATCTATGAAACCATTCTTCCATTCCAATTGAGTTTTTTTCAATATCTTGAATTAATTTGTCAAGACCATTTGAAGTATAATATTTTGTGCTTGTTGTGTTAAACATTGTGATTCTCCTTAAAAAGCGAGGATTGATTTAAACTTACGGATCCGAAGACTCCGCTTTAGCGAATGAGGGATTGAAAATAATCTTCCTCATCATTACTAATTATATGAAAACCACAAAAAAAGGGGAGTGTTGAATTCCCCCAAAATCATTCGGTTTCCTGAACCCTACCTTTTTTTCCAATATTATACTTTTGTTCCAAAATCCAATCACCCTTATCTTTATAGGATAAAACTTTAATTTGATTTAGAGGAGCAATATTTTCAATTACAGCATCGGGTTTAATGATAGAAATCAATCCCCAATCAGAAAGAAGACAAATAATGCGATTACGACGCTGAACATCATTCACAGTAAGATTGGCGTGTTTACCATCTAATGCGAAAAGTTCCTTAAAATGCGTAATGTAATAACGTCCTTGTTTATGAAGAATATGAGCACTTTGATAAAGTTTCTTCTCTTTTCTTGAAGCAACTCCAATGCGGGTCAAAGTCTCACGAACCTTTAGAAAATCATCAGGCTCATTCAAAATAACCTCCACCATTTGATCGGGAGACCAATTCACTCTTGGCTCTACTGTTTGATTTGCAGTAGTCATTTTATTCCTCCAATGTCAAGTTTTTGTTTAATAATTTTAAGTTGTTCATTATTTAGTATTTTTAACGCTTGAGCTGCTTTTTCATTACTATAGCCATAGTATTTTTTGACACACTCTAGGTCTTCAATTTTTTCTTTGTTGATCCAAACAGAAAATCTTTTTCTTTTTCTGATAGTATTTAGATAAAACGAATATTGCATATCTTTATCAAGATGATAATTCTTATTCATCTCATTTGCAAAAAGAATAGTATCATATTGACCAGATAAACATTTATTAATAATGTATGGAGAATATGATTTTATTTGTGCTGGGTCTTCTTCAATTAAATTTTCCCCAGTCTCATTAATTGAGAGCATCCAATACTTTAATTCCATAATTATAGTTTACGTTAATTTTATTTCCATTGGCACTCACACATAATCTCTGTAAGTGCTGCTAAAAGATTTATCTCTTGATCGACACAAAAAGCTGACTGATACTGATACTTAGCAATAATGAGAATAGCAGCAGGAATAGAATTGGGTTGTAAATTATCATAAGAAGCGTCATAAATCCTACGAAGTAGAACCGAAGCATCGTTATCAAGGTTGGAGACCACCCATTTACGGGCTTCGGTGAAGTTCTTTTCCTTGAGATGTTTAACCAATTCATTTATAGGGATGTCTGAGAAAGATGCAAGAATGCCCGAGTCAATTTTTCCTCCCGTAGAGTACCTTTGACATTCGTTGAGGATTCTACGAAAATCCGGGAAGTACTTAGATATAATTTCAATAAGAACTTTTTGATCATATTCAATATTTTCTTTATCTAGGATTGTTTGAAGCCGCTTGAAAAATTCTCCCGCCAACTGTGCCTTTTGCTTTCCCCTGATTGTAAAATCAATGACAGCACATCTGGAGTGAAGAGGTTCAATAATTTTATTCTTGTAATTACAGGTAAAGATGAATCGGCAGTTGTTATAAAATGTTTCAATATTAGCTCTAAGCAAAAGTTGAACATCAGAGGTGGTATTGTCACTCTCATCTACGATGATGACTTTATGTTTAGAAGATCCTGTAAGTGAGACAGTAGAAGCAAAGTTCTTTGCTTGGTTCCGAACAGTATCCAGGAAACGACCCTCATCAGAACCATTAATCACATAAAAGTCTGCCCCCAACTCATTACACAACGCCTTTGCGATTGTAGTTTTACCAATACCAGGAGGTCCAGAAAGAAGGAGATTTGGAATCTCACCCTTCTCTACAAACTCCTTAAAGGTTTTTTTAGTATCATCGGGAAGAATACAATCCTCAATCACTTGAGGTCTGTATCGTTCCACGAAAAGAAATTCACTTGTCATAATTTAATTCACCAGATCTCAATTTTTTAGTAATACTTTCAAAATCTTTATAATCATAAGAAGTTGGTTGCCCTTGTATCATCTTATAATTTTCCCACCGAATTTTATGAATCACAATTTTATTTGGAACAGAACAAAAGTCCATCCAAATCTGTGGATAGTCCTCATAGAATTTGATTAGATATTTTGTAACCAACTCATAATCAATATCACTTGTCATAATTTAGTCTCTTTTTATAACCTACTTTTGATTCAAAAATTTGTTTATCCTTAGGGAGAGATATTTCTGGAATGTAGGGACAATATCCCATCCCCTCACGAATTACTAATTCATTCCCCTTTGCGGAAATGTAAAAAGATCTGTGATATCCCCCTCCCCAAAATAAAGTAATATCCAAAGAACCCTTTTTAGTATATCCTTGAGTTTCTTGGTTTATATGAAATATAACACTTTCAACATTAGTGAAACTGATTTTGTTTTCGTCAATCATAATTTATATAAAAAGAATCTTTTTCAAGAAAGTGGATTTTGTCATGAATTGCATTTAACGCATTCTGTTTTATTTCCCAGTGGTCTTCATCGTCATTAACGAGAATATTTACCGTTGTTTTTACTTCAACCCTAAGTGCTATCATACCCATTCTGGACGCCTCTGAGGAATACGAAGATAGTTGCCCTTTACCCAAGGTTTGGAAGCAATGTATCTTTTATATGCCTCAAAGGTATCAATTGTTGTATCGTGCTTCCACTCATCTGGCATTGCACGAGTAAATGATTTTACATTCTTATAAATTCCAATAGTTTCATTGGTCTTTTCAGTAAAAATATCTTCTGCAACATAGAGGGTATCGAGACAAGAATGAGTTTTCCCATACCTATGCCGATACTCATTACAAAGAGCATAACCGTGCCGAATCAACCAAGCAAGGTTCTCATGGGATTTTGCTGCCCATTGAGTACAGGGATGATTGCGGAAGGCACCCTTTTCAGTGTCATATGGAAGACCATCTTTCTTGGGAATGTATCCCCAATCATAGTACCACTTGGAAAAGATGATGGAGACCATTTGACAGGTCTCCAGAGGCATTTTCACAATATGCTTGTCTGGAAGTACCGCAGCAGAAAGCACAGGACATTCATCAGTCACAAAAATGTTCAAAGTTAGTTCCTCAAATTTTTGTAATAATTAAATAATTGCTCCAACTCTTCTAGTGTAGAATCTCTTTTAAGAATGTTTGCTCTTCTGCTGACAACTGTAATATTTCCTTTTATATACCCTTTGGAACTATCTATTCTATCAACACTTGGAGCGCACATCTGTATCAACCAAAAGTTGAGTCTG